CTTGCGGTATTTTTCCAGAATATCAAATTCTGTAAAACCCAAAGTAGGGTGAATTTCTGAAATATTCACTATCTTTGCCATATCTTATTAGTTTGGATATTTCCCCCGTTTTGGCCGTCAAATCTTATTTTCGGGGGAATACCTAAAGATACAAAAAAGCCAACTAATTCGCAATACTTTGTGTATGAATTAGTTGGCTGATTTTGTAACATTTAATGAATGTCCCTATTTATCATAAAGGGACATTCCTAATTTGGGTCTACCTCTACCTGCCATATTACACCTCCTTGTCTTTTATTTCTTGCAAATAAGCTTTGCAGATATCAACCATACGAGCAAAAGCAACAGTATTGCTCTTTATATTAAACTTCTTCTTTACTTCTGTAGCTACCTTTATAAATTCTTCATAAGAACCTACAACTATCGAACTATTTGCAGATATTTTCTGTTTTTCAAGTTCAGATAGAACAGCTTTGACATCATTACTCCTACTTTCTGTAAACAAGAACTTCATTTCCGTAAGCTCTATATCCCCGTCATTAATAGAAACGGTAGGAATCTTATCTGTATCAATAAATTGAATACCGTTAAGACCAGAAAACTCTCTTGCTTCAATAGTGCGCATCTCACTATAAATTTCCTTAAGCATTTGGGCATCATCTTTTCCTACTAAAGCATTATGACTAAGCACATAGGCAATCTGTTTGTCTTTATCAACCTCTTCAATATACAAGATTAGAATATATTCCAGTTTAGCTTTAATAGCAGCTTTTAAACGATGATTTCCCGACAAAATAAGATATTTCCCATCATCTCGTTTCATCGCGAATGGAAGCTGAGATAAAAAACCGTCTTCAGCCACATTTGCAGTTAGTCTATCCAGTGTGGATTTTTCCATATAGTGAGCATTCTTCTCCAATGGAACGCAATCATCTATAGGGCTTACATATGCTAACTTATACGGAGCAATCAATTTGTTTACATCCCCCAATTTCTCTTGAATAAGATGAACATCTTTCACTTCTTGTATTTTTTCAACCATAATTTATATAAATCTTTTAATGAATCATCTAAAAAATTAGCAGAATACATTAGTTTGCCTTCATCTCTCCTGTCAAGATTGAATACACTGCGGTATTTCATACTTACTGGTGAAGATGTATACACAGTCGTCTTAATCCCTTCATAATAGTGACCCATTTTTCTTGCAATGAGCATCCTCACATCGTGGGACTTAGTAAGCATAATCAGTAATTTACTAAGCCTCTGTGTATTTGAGTTTACAACAAAATCACTCTGCATAAATATCTTTTCAAGTGTAGATAACTGTTTGCTGAAAGAAGTAAATCCAAACGCTTTACCGTCAGCCATAAATACCATACCTAAATCTCCACCAGTTGTATAATTAACCTTGTTTGCCATGTAAAACGCTTTATAATAATTCACATCACTAACTGAACATAATTTTACAGATAGTGTAGTAATATCTGTAAATTCATAATCTATAGGTAAAATGTGAATACATGATGGATTTACATTTTTATCGCGTTCGATGTAATAATTCTTATTTTGATTTAGGCTAGAGTAAGTGTATATAGGATTCTTGCCTAGCCCCAAGTTTATTTTGCCAACAAGGAAGTTGTCTATCTCCTTGAAATATCTATCAGAATAGATGATGTTTTCATCATTCTCAAGAAGAGTCTTGAATATACTTCCGCCCTCTTTTGGATCAAAGACGTTATAAGTAGCGTGCATATAATTAAAGCTTTCTTCGACATAGCTAAACATCTTCTCATACCCTCCTTTATACGTAGGAGGAAAGCTTATACCAACACCTTTACCTTTTTTACTTTTTAGGAAGTCAAAAAAATCACCATAGAAGAAACTTTTAATATTAAAATTAAGTGCGCCTTTTTCAATCTTAGATATAGTATTATGATAATAAACTTTTGATTGCTCAATAAAAGCGTTAAACATTTCTTCTTGGTAATCGTTTTTCCTTTGGTGAAAGTTTGATACTCTCATTGCAAACATTACTTGAATAAGTTTTTTGTATTTAGTGTCATCCCATGTGTCAAAGACCATACGTAATTCAGGATTCACAACTTCAATATCAGTATTTGTATCAAGTAATAGATCAGAAATTAGTTTGGAATATAAACTTACATCATTAGAATGTACTGTGTATCCCATAGCTGACATGATTTTATCGGTGGTGTAGTTTCCTGAACATCCGATAAAAACATCTTTGCCTTTTACTCCTTTCATCAAATCCTGAAGGAGCAGTTTAACTTCCGGTGGTGTCGTTCCTGTAAACATATCTTTAGGGTGTATATAACTTCATATACATTTTGCGTTAAGCCTGCCAAAAATACGCTCGGCAGGTACTTAACACAAAATTCAATCATCTATAAGCCACTCACAAGAACACTTATGCAATCTATTCGGCTTCTTTACAGTCGTGTCAGATGGCAATTCCCATCACCCCGTAAACTGCACAAGCTTTTATGTTCTTGCTTCTGCTTATCGCTACTATAAGGGTTGAGCGGAAACAGGGAATCGAACCCCACTCTTTGGCTGGAATGCCAACGCTCTACCGATGAGCTATTTCCGCAAATGCCTATGCTGTCAAACCACCGCTTGCTTGGCAAATCTGACAGCATCCCACCAAACGCTATTGATGGGTGGCTAATAATTCGGGATTGTCAAATATATTGCCGATTATTTCTATTTTTCGAGCATCACGCATATCATGGAAACACCGCGCACCAACATCAAACATAAATCCAGCATAAATATCAATCCACCTTACAACGGCATTTACATTACCTTTAATTCCTGTGTAAAAATCCTCATAACAAAAACCTTTAACAATGTCACCTTCATATATTTCTTTCCCGCTCTTATCACACAAGCCGGTGAACCGCCCAAGAGTATTTTCGTCTATTTTTTCAACGTCATTATCGTGCAACCAAGTTCCATCTCCATCTTGAATAAGCGTATAAGAATTTCTTATCCATCCCTTACCATCAATGCGCTTCCCTCTAAACTTAATCCTTCTCATACTCAAAATAAATTTGCTTGTTCGTATTTAGGTTCCTTTTTCTCAACTACTCCGAACTCTGTTATTTCAATGCCAGTATTTTCAGTAAGCCACTTTGCCAAAATATGACGATGGCAAAAATCACCCGGTTTTTCGTAACAGCAGAGAGCGACATCTTTGCCTTCACTTAATGATTCAATTTGTTCGATTACCTTATTAGCATCTTGACTCGCAAGAATCCTGTCGTAAAGCTTAAGATACTCATCATGAGAACAAGGTCCACTTACCATATAGCGGGTAGGACAAACATTCAACATTTGAGGAACGTTAACCATAAATCTAGGCTTACCAATGGCTACGCAAATAATTTTAATTCCAGCTTCTTTCAATTTTCGGCTATTTCCGAAATAACTTGTGTAAATTTTCATTGCTCTTTTTTTTTATTTTTATGGTGTAAAGATATAAAATATGGCGTAAAAAACGTCACTTTTAGTCATAAATTTATTTAATTTGATGATTTTATTGTTTCAACCTTGTAACATTTCATCATGTGATCTGTTTCGCACCCCATATTGAAGATGTTACCGAGATAGTACTTGTGAGCTTCTTGCTCTGATAGGTTGATAGGGGTGACAAACCAGTCTTCATTGCCTTGTTTGTCTTTTAAATACACTTTTACTATTGTTATCATCGCTCTATATTTTATCCATTATATGATGCTGTTATTTCTTTAGCATGAAGTTCTTTTTTCAACTCACCGTTCTTGTATATTCTTACAGATACGATTCTAACCGTATTGGACAGGAAACATCCACAGTCTTTTGTCACCTTTTGCTCCAACTTAAAAGCTTTCGCTAGATTTTTGGTACGCTTTCTTATGGTGTTTTTGAAACCGAAAACGACATCTTCGGTATCTATCTCAAAAGAGTATGTAGTGGAATACATCACTCTTTGAAGCTCTTTTGTTAGTTCTGTTACTTTGCTCATTTGCTCTCTTTTATTATTAGTCGTTATTATTTCCAAGAAGTTCTTGTAAAGCAGACTTATATCCGTCCAACGCCTGTTGTGTATATCCCAATCTGAATTTTTTATCTGCTGAAAGAGAGTCGTTGTTCAATCCTTTTTCAATAGCTTCAATGTTTGCTTTGTAGTATCTGATAAGTTCTTCTGTTTTCATTGCTCTTGACTTTTACTTGTTATTAATAGGTGTTATTTTGATATTGTAAATATACAAATAATATATTGAATATCAGTATTTTATATCTTAAATATCGCAAGCTTAAACTTTGTTTAACTTTCTGTATTTCAACGTGTTATCAAATTTTTCAACGGCGGTGTCGATCCGCTTGTTGTCCTCCACGCCGGAATAGTTGGTTATTTAAACACATGGTCAATAAATACCGTATTAGTTTGCCATTCTCCGCGATATTTGAAAACAAAATATCCGCGTATAGTTGCCGTTTCTTTCATTCCGTTTGCAAAGTCATAGGCTGCTTGCTGGTTCTTGCCAAACTCTTTATTTATTGATCCGCTGTTATTGCTTACCCTATAGTGTAGCTTTGCAGGGGCTTTTGTTCTATCTGTAATAATATTCATCTTCTTTTCCGTTTTGTGCGGTTGCCCGCGGTTAATACTTATTTCCCTTGTAATCCTGTGTGGTAGCCATCAAGCCATATTAACAACTCTTTTGGGGTGTAATAGCCGCTTATACGCTTGTTCGGGTAACGTGTCGTTATTTCTCCGTTGTCGCCATCCGCCAATATTATAGCGTATGTATGTTTCGGCAAACTCGATGGATTGAGGGAGAAACCATTCGCCCTGCAATATGATTGTAATTGCCTTAACGCTTCTTTCTGTGTTAGATTCATATTCTTATGGTGCTGATTTCAACATATATTTTGATAAAAAGATGGATTTGCTTTTCTCTATTTCGCTATTGGTATCAATACCAATTTGCTGGTAGAACCCAGCATTACCAGAAAGGCACTCATACGCAATTTTCAATGTTCTCTGTTCTTCCTTGGTAAACCCCATACGAAAGGTAGAGAAGATTGTTAGTGCGGCTTTAAAATCACCGCACTGGAGTAGTGAAATAGCTTTATTGGTTTTCGTTTCCATTAATCTATGAATATTTCCGATCCAATCATTTCATTTGCTCTACTAGCATTTACAAAATAAAAGCGTCCCTTAGAAACATAACTGTCTTCTGATGTGTACACTTTTATAGCGTAGTATTGTCTTTGAGCTTGTGAATAACATATTTCCCAGATTGTTTTCCATTTGACAATAAACTTATTGCTTTTTGCTAGTTCTTGTTCTATTTCATCTGATCTGAATTTAATACCGGCTAGTACTAGTATATTTTTATTTTTCATCTCCCCACAACTTTTTAGCCAGTTCGTAATTCTTTTGTGCTTCATTAACTGCTTTCTTGGCATAAGTAAGAGTATAAGCATGTTCACGTGGGTATTTGCCGGACTTCACACCTTCATGGAATTCTTTAGCTTGTTCCAATTTATGTTCGTAGAAGTCAATGCTTTCCGGCATAGACAAATTGATCGTGTTGGCACGTTTCTCCCAATATTGGGCCACTCTTTCATGTTCATTTGCCTTATCACTGAACTCAACGCTTTTACCCATGTTGTTCCAGGCATCATCTATCATTTTGCGATGACCTCGTTCACTATGGTGCCCTACTTTGATGGGCTCGCCTAAAGAAAGAAAATCTCGATGTTTATTCGATTTCTGAAAATACTCATTACTTTTTTGCACTGCTGATACGGCCCATTCACGTCTGCGATCCGCTCTTTGCTTCGCCCATTCCTGTACATTAAATCCGTCAGCCCGAACGATGGAGTAATAATAGAAACCATCTTTCTCGAAAATTAAATTAAAAACGATGCTTTCATTTTCTTTGCCGTACTTGGTTGTAACCTCAATAACTTCTCCTTTTTCGTGCTTTTCATCGCACTTTGCCAAAAACACGTTTGGCGCAAACTTGTAATATGTGTTCATTGCTCTTATGTATTAAATTGCTAACTTTAATATTTCTATATCTCGAATAAGTCTATTGGCTCTCTGCCTTTCATTACTTGCAAAGTCTTCATTACAGATACTTTCGTAGAATGCCGCATTTTCTTCTGCTTCTTTTAACGACATCTCTTTGCGTTCTATCAAAGACTTTATTGTATCAATATCATTGCTATTAATAATTTCTTCTAAAGCTGTCTTCTTTGTTAATTCGATTGTTACTTTCATTGCTCTTTTAATTAATTATCTGCAAACTTTATCAACTGTAACTTTCAACACTTTCCAATCACCTATTGCCAGATTAAGTGTTCCATCGGAATTAATTTTCTCAATTACAAATTTCTTATAAGGATAAGGGTTGTAAGTGACTTCACGTCCTAATTTTGCATTAAACTTTCTCATCGCTTTTGTCTTTTAATTGTTAGTAATATTGGTTTCTTTTAGTATTGTAAAGATACTCATTATCAATGAATTAGCCAAGTATTTACACAATTATTTTAGTCGTAAAATACTCATAACCAGAGATTTAACTTTTAGAATAAAACAGCAAACATAATACAGATGATGCATCGGAAATGGTTACTTTGTACAGTTTATCCATTCCACTTTTTTAATTTATCTAAAAACTTGCTATCCCCTGAGTAATCAGCACTGATAGCCTTCTTGCTTTCGATAATCTGCTCTAAAAGTATTATACATTCCTTCCTTATCTCTTCAGCTTCGTTATAACCGCAAGCGTTGTCAACCATTATCTCTATGTTTGATTTTGGCTTAGAAAGTTGTTTGCAGAGAATTTTCAACCGCCAGTAACAGAAATCAATTGTGGCTATGTGTTCTAACTTGTTCATTTCTTTTTAAGTATTTCAATACATTCCTTTACTCCATCATCGAAACCTTGTTTATACCCTTTGGTATATTCCCCTGTGGTATATACCGCCATTGACAGAAAAAATAGAAGGATACCTAAAGCCTTATGCCAACCAGGTAGCGAGATGGAAAACGGCTTAAATGTAATTGTGAGATCTCCAACCCATAATAGGGCAATAATACATATAATTGTAAATAATATTGTTTTCATAATCATATAAGTTTTAATGCTTCCTGTAATCCTGCTTCAAGTGCGTCTTCGTAGACATCCCATTTACCACCATCATTAGGTCCTTCATAAACAGAACTGGTTATATGAGTTCCATTGTCAGCTTTAGATATTTCGTATCCATAACCACAAGCACAGTTATATACACATATATGAATGTTTTTGGTTTCACGAAGCCACTTTTGGGCAACATACAATGTTGGGCATAAAAATTCAACTGGTTCGTTATCTATTTCCGTACAACATGACATACTTTGCGGAATGTCGTATCTTCTAATAATATTATCGCAACTTATTGTGCGTTCACACTTCCAATTAAATCCTTTCTCTTTCAGCAATTTCGCTGTTTCTAATGTTACAAATTCTTCGGTCATAACTATTTCTTGTTTAATTCATTCAACACTTTCTTTACTAATTCATAACATGGTAATTGCCAATCCTTCGCAATATCATCTATTTTATCGTCATAATGATTGTCATAAACATACTGAGTCAAGTTGTCAATAAACCCATCACCGTCAAGACCTTCATCACAATCATCAAACATATCAAGTTCATAGGCTAACTTGGAACATTCACAGTGGGATACCCAGTCATAAACATGACCGTCATAAACATTGGTCTGTCTGTTGTATTTTTCTCCAACGTGTATTACTTCACCGCAAAATTGACATCTATGCTCTTTGCGAGCGATAGGAGTTTTATTCCTTAATACTTTTATCATTTTAACTCGTTAATTAAAGCATCAGCACAAGCAATTGCAAACCGAGCAATGCTTATAGGTATTGTATGTTTCTCTCCTTTCTTGTAATCTGCTTCCGAACAAGCGTAACCAACTTCTGTATTGTCACTTAAAATCCCTTGCATTGCGGATTTAGCCAGTTCGTATCTACGCTGTTCCCAGTCAATAGCTGAAAAATCAAGTTCGCATTCCTTGAATACCATGTTATCACATACATATAAATAATCTCTGCTATGTTGAGAATTGATGTTTAATTGGGGAGTTACATCCACCAAAACCCCTGTTGATTTTACTCTTGCTTTCATATTTAATATTCTGATTTAATAATAGTACCAAATGAACGATACCTACGCCAAACCATATTTCCACGTTGAATACTAGTAATCCAATCACAAGCCTTAAAAACTTGTCCTACATTATATAGGAATGGTCTTTTTTGAATTTTTCTTTTTATTCTTGCTTTCATATTTAATCGAAATACATTACTTTCTTACCTATACATACCTTGAACCTTGAAAGAGATTCACTATATTGTGTAATATTATTGGGATTATATTTGTTAACAAAACATCCAGTACGTTTATGGTATCTGACACAAGCATTTTCAGGAGATTTAGCCAATATTTCTTTCTCATCGCTAAAACTAAAAAATAAACTATCTCTATATGATACCTTATACCACTTTACTTGGCTTCTTATCTTTTTAAAATACTTTGCTTTCATTGTTCCTCCTTTGTTTTAAAGTGTTCAATCAATTCGTCTACGGTAGCTTTGTGGATTTTTCTACCGCATTCATTAAGATGATTAAGATGATATTCAACAGTTTCATCACCACATTTAAACCATAAATCACCATCCGTAAACCATTGGTTCTTGTCTGTATCATCCCTCAATGCAGCGATAGCCAGGAAAAGATCTTCATTCGTTCCGCAATCAATAAGACCATCTATTTCTTTAAGACCATTTGTATCATAATCGTCCAATGAATAAACCGAATTAACTCCAAATACACAAGTAAATAGATTATGCCAACCTAAATATGGATTACAATAATAGCCAAGTTCTTTTAATCTATTTCTAATATTAGCAGTATTCTTGTGTATAAAACACTGTGTTGTAAATCCCATAATTATTCCTCCTTTCCAACTTTAACATATCCGTTTTCAATGCACCAGCACAACATATCATAGGCTGCATCAATAGGCTCTTTACTTTCTGTGATATTTCCGATAGACCTAGTATAAGATTCCACATACAAGCATGTATAGCTATCTGCAAATTTTTGCATGGTCAGCACTTCTTTGCCGATGAAGCAAGGCAGCTTATCGAGAATATCCTGCAAGGTGTAAGTTGTACGACAATGGTCGTAATTCGTATCGGCATCCAGAGAGGTTACAACCATGTTATCTGAATCTGATTCATTCCACTCGAAACACATGCTCCCATCGCTCGTATCAAACCCAATCTTCTGCAAATGTTTCATCTGTTCAACTGATAACACCTGTTTCATTTCTTTTCCTCCTCCATTTTAATCTCTGTTATTTTGCCACGACTGACAAAACACTGACCTATTCCCAAATCGAGTAAGGCACAATAGTTATCGTCTAAAAGATTAGAGCATTCCTGGCATAAGGAACATTCATTACAAAATCCTTCTGATGATTCATGCAGCACTCCATCAATTATTATTCCGTTCTTTACTTCCATATCTCAATCTCCTTTTTCTTTAATCCGTTTCAGTACATCCCTGTTGGCTTCGAGTATCTCATCGAAAGACGGAATGGGCATCCACATGTCACACTCGTAGCCGTTCCAATCCTCAAATTCAAATCCTCCGTCTGTCGCAACGTATGGCGATCTCCCGGTTGAAACAACGATATAGCCACTAACAATCGCTCCATTTGATACCATTCTGCAAAGGACAAGCTTATTTGGCTCAGGCAACCATTCCTTAACGCTTATCCAAGGTGATTGCTTTGACTGCCATTCGGCACCAGAAATAAAGTCAACAATGCAGTATGGTTCACAATGACGCTGCCTGTTTCTGCAATCATTGGAATATCCCCTTGCCACTTCTTCTACTGTCTGTTTCATATTAATCTAGATTTACACTAATTCAATTATAGTCTTCTTAAAATTAACATATAAAGGTATTGCTGACATGCCCCCATTGTAATCCAACTGTCTTAAAGAGGGAACAACCTCTCCGTTATCATCAATCTCATAATCTACAATATAGGCTAACTTCTTCGCTTCTGGAATCAATATCCTTTCATTGTTCCAAAAAATATATCCTTCATGAGCCTGGACCGTTATACAGACCTTGCTTCCAACAGGAAGTCCTTGGTTGGATTCAATGTATTCCTTTTCCAATTGAATTTTCTGATTTTTCAATTCCCTTATTTTTGAATCAATATCATTTTTCTTTGTCTGAAATTCTTCTTTGTTCATTTTTGTTCTGGTTAAAAGTTAAATTAAACCCATATGCTTTTAGGTAATTTGCATAGCCAGTTGCCAACTAGATTCATTAAATTATAAATATCATCTGCTTTGAAACTATGTTTATAACCCTTAATTTCTACGTCAATGGCATGAGTTCCATCAGCGTTCTTGAAAAACTTGTAGTTATCAAGATTTTCAATCATAGCTAAAAATGCAACATATATCTTCGATTCGTCCATTTTACTCATTATTACTTTTATTGATTTAACTCTTTATACCAATCAGGTTTCGGGAACCTATCAGAGAAGAATATCTTATTCACTTTTTCAATATAAACATCAGATGCTTCGGGCCATAAATTCATAAGTTCATCTATGTCATTAACATAAGCAACTAAAATAAAAAATCTGTCATTCTCACCTGTACACCAGTATGGGTATTGAATGGGCCATATTAATGGACGATAATCTCCATCACATTTTTTCTTTTCTACAAAAAATCTTGCTCTAATCATTTTTATGTACTTTTACACATTTAACAAAATCGAAACCTTTTGCAGTCCACAGCATTACTATGATATCTATCTGCGCAAGCAGCAAATAAAATACAGCTATGACAATCTCTTTTATTTTTTTTCTTTTTCTTTACTTTAGGATATTTCATTTCATTTTTAGTTTTACGTTAATCCTCAATGGCATACAATGCCTGCATACACTCAAAGGGGAAAGATGAATTTAAAGCGTCATATATTTCTTCCGGTATATCATCTTCGCTTTCAAAATTACCTTTAACACTTTCAGATCCAAATGCTGTTGCAACATGCTTCTCTTTATACTCCTTACCATTAATGGTTACGATTGTTTCCCATCCGTCAGAGGTTACTTCGATTACTATCTTATTCATTACTGTTCAGTTTTGTTCCAATATACTTTTTAATATCAATATGGATTAATTGTTTCTTGATTCATTAATTTAGCCATAAAATCATGCTTTTCTTGTTCGGTTGCTTTTCGCACATCACCTCCCCACATGAAATTTCTAAACCCTGTACTCTTTTTAATTTGACCATCATGCCATCCTACAAGAATACCATAACCGTCACCTGTTATACACCCGTTATAAATGAAAACTCTTTTATCTGTCGGATTATACATTTCCGATTCTTTACTTGATGGGATTCCATATAGGAAATCACCAATACAATATTCTGATTCTTTCATATTTGTACTGTTATGATTCTGATAAATATTTTATTAAACTCTTTTTGTTTCTAAAAAGCCTTTTATCCCATTGTGGATAGTTGTTTCTAGGCACACTTAAGCCGTCAGACAGTTTGTATACCATTAAAAACTGCGATCTGTATAGGATATTTCAATAGTTATTTTGCTGACGGTGGTATGACATATATTGTCTCCACTTAAATAGCATACACTATCTCCTACGTTAAATTCTGTATCTATATTCATTTTTATTCGTTTTACTATAATTGATTAAAAAAATATTCACTACACTTAAATCCTTTCCGTGGAATAAAGTCTTTAAATTCACAACTTCTGAATATCCACTTCTTATCAACCCATCCGGCCAAGTCTTTTTGCCATTGTGGTATGATTTGATGCGGATTATTTAAATCCCGGTATGGCTGGGCGTATGGTAAGAACCTACGTCCTCTCTTCCGCCAATGATTAACTCGATTGAATGCCTCCTTGAAATCGTTCATCAAGATGCAATAGAAGAAATATTCCCCTTTATAGCCGTACTTGTCAATCAAAGCCGTTGCACGTTCACATTCAGCAATTTGTCCTGGAGTGTCACAGCCGAACCGTATGCAATTCATCCACTTTACTCTTGCCAATAACTGGGCGATGTCGTCTGTTACCAAGCGAGCATCTAAGCCCTGATTGAAGTCTACTCGTACGCCCATGGAAACAATCTTTTCAATTTGTTGTAAACCATAGTCGGATGCAAGTACATTGTTATCCATAAGGATTATGTTTTTGCGACCATTGACAGCTATCTCTTCGATATCCATGTATGGGGTAATCTTACCTTCTTTCTTGGGAACCACACACCACTTGCACCGGTTTGGGCAACCACGTGTGAGGAAACCGTAGGCTGTCTTGCTGTCAATCTGCGGATAGATGGAATAGTCGGGTTGCATCCTGTCAATCTCCATGGGCAGTACCTTTCTGATGTCATATCCCGTGCCACCTTTCTCCACGCAATCGGCATTGGTGATGTATTGCAGATAATCTTCTGTAAAAGAAAACACCTTAGCCATATACACTTTGTCGTAGCGATTGAACGGATTGTACCATCCCACATTATCACCTCTTGCCTTGTGCCATGCACTTATCTTCATCAATGCGAGATTAGGGTAATTACTATCTACTGCCAATAGTCCAATGTTCATTTCTATATCTGTTATGAATTAATTGGCAGTTTCATAAAACACATCCATATTGTCTTGCTCTGCCTTCCGGTAGTATGCCCAAATAAAGGTTTGAACGGAATAACAGACAAAACCTCCGCAGCTTTTATCTCACTCTCGTTCCATTTGAATACAAGCGTGCCATTAGGCTTCAGGACGCGCATACACTCAGTAAATCCATCGTGTATGAGTGACTGCCAGTCTTTCGGCAGTTTTCCGTACTTTTTAGCCATCCATGAGGTTTCACCAAGTGTTTTCAGGTGCGGTGGGTCGAACACCACCATGTAGAAAGAATTGTCCTCAAACGGCAAGTTGGTGAAATCGGCTATTATATCCGGTTTTACCTCTATGGTTCTGATCTTATCTCTATCCTTGGCTGTTACTATCTCCGATCTCTTATCAACGAACAAAGCAAAAGGATTATGTTTGTCAAACCAAAACATCCTACTGCCACAACAGGCATCTAATATTATTTTTGTTTCACTCATTTCTAATCTGTTTTGAACCATTCCCCTGATGTCAGGTAAATGGTAATTATTGCTAATTAAATTCTAATTGTATTATCAGTCAACTGTTAATCAACTTCCACTAACTCACCGTTTTCCAGTCATCAGCAGTTTTCATGATTTTCTAAACAGGTGGCTGAACGCATTATCCAAATCCAAGTCCAGATTCAGTTTGGACGGGAAAGATTTAATGTATTCGTACATCTTATAAGCGAGGTTGTCATCATCACCGCACCTATCAATCAGTGTGAGCAACATGGCGTTCACCATGTCAGAATCATTGCCGAAGTTTTCCTGAGTGGATTCGCTGCAATGATTCACATCACTTTTCAATCTCTTTATCGCGGCTATGGCTGTGTTGAAGTTTCTTTTTGAATCGTGTCTGAGTTCAAAGCCTTCCTTCTTGTATTGCTGCTGCATTTCTAGAAGGTTGGTTTCTAAAACGTCCGTGAGGACAAATACGATGTTGGTTATCGTATTCAGTTTGTCTGTTCCTTGCATGATCGTGTATTTTTTAACAATTATTCTATTTGATACAAGCTATTTTAAAGCCGTACAATTAATTTTACTACATGGAAGCATCAACTACAGGCTTTCTTGTTGAAATTCTTGTCACAGGGCTGGGAATGCGGTCTATCGTCCTCTTTCTTCGCCCTGTCAATCCATCTTTGAAACTTGGCAGCTACAAGAGGACAGTGGATGCGCAGGTTTCTGTCGCGTTCCGCTTCCCATTCACGTATCTTTATAAGCGTTTCGATATTCATTGAAATAATGTTTTTTGAATTCTTGATAAAATGTACTTGTTAGCATCATTGTAGAAATTCCTGTCGATCTCAAAACCGTATGCCTTTCTTCCACATTGCGCAGCAGCCAAAAGCGTACTTCCACTTCCAGCTACAGGGTCTATAACTACATCACCCTTATCGGTGAAGATTTCAATCAGTCTACGAAGTAAGGGAATAGGTTTCTGTGTTGGATGTACTTTAGGATTATCATCATCTCTAACCCAGTCGAAGCAGTTGAATATCATCCTTCCATCATTATTGAATTTCGGTAGTTTATCTCTATATAACAACAAACCGTATTCACAATTACCAACAATCTTCATATTGGCTTTTAATACTTGTGCGGAAAAGTTCTTACGGAATACCAACGGAATGTATTTCATTAGCCCGTACTTCTTACCAAGTTCTATGAACATGAACTGCTGTTCGTATTCGCAGAATATTATCATGCAAGGGGATTTACCGGGTTTCTTCGGTTCTTTTACCATCATGTCACTGCAAAAATGCATAAACTCGGCAGGACGAAATTCATTTTCTGAATTAAAAAACTTTTTCCCAGCAAGATCGCTCTCTCCGTTTTTATTATCCCCATTTTTATACCATGAAGGATTGCTTGCATAAGCATTAGTACCCAAATTATAAGGCACATCCGCTATAATCAATTGTGCTTTAGGTAATTGATAGCTACGAAAATTTTGAAATGAATCTCTATAGAGTTCAATATCTTTCATAATTACTTCTTTAAAAAATTATTGCATATTTGCCCATATCTGTCACAAGCACACACTCTATGCCCTTTAGCCTTACAATACGCAGAATTATCCCCGAAGTCCGAGGCATTCTTGCAATTCCGGCATTTTACATATACGGATTCCGGTTTGACTTTCTTTGCCATACTGTCAGTATTTTCACGGCTTCCTCGTCCCCGGATTCCGCCCGACGTTTCAATTCGTTGTACAAAGTCAAAGAAGAATATCCTTCAGGTGGAATAAATTTTCTGTTCTCTATTTCATCCTGCACCCTTTTTCGGTTTATCGCGTCCAGCTCATAATTCCTTTCGGAATTGAACTCCTTGAAGAAAGCATTGCCTATTCTTCTGGCATCGAAAGACGCAAATGAATTGTCATACTTCCCGGCCTTGTAGCGTGCGAAAAACAGCATCAGTTCGGAAAGCTTGTAAGCCTTGACCTGTGAGGCAAAGGATTGGCAAAAGATTCTTATCCCGTCGGCAACGCCCTTTTCCTTGCTGTTGGAAGCCCCGAATATGCCGGACACCTGTATGTCGATCCAGTATTCGGAAGAGCCACATCCGTAAAGCGCATCATACTGCATCAGTGAAGGGCAATCTGCCATATAAGCCCTTTCCGGGTTTTGAAGGGCATATCCCCACTGGACCGGTGAAAATACTCTTTCAACCTCAGAACGGTCTTTCCATCTGGTCAACCAGGCCTTCTTCGAGGTCTCGCTTATGTTGTTGTAGCAAGCTAAGAGCGTAGGCGTTAGCTTCCTGTTTGTCTGTATAATTGTGCCTATTGTTGTTTCCATTGTTCCGTTGTTTTTCAAGTTCAATTTTCAGCCATCGGGCAAAATGCGATTTTGCATCTTGGGGTGATTTAACAGTTTCTCCCTCGTTTTGGAGCTTCATAAAGAACTTCTCCAAATAATCATAAAAATCAGGAGGCGCGAAATCCTTATACCCACATAAACGAGTATTCATGCAGACAGCTTCCATCCATGAACTATTCGACTTCAATTCTTCATAGCACTCATCCAGCCTCCTTTCAAAAATCCCAGTCGGAATTTCTTCATACGCGCGCGGGGGAGAGAGATAATTATCTTTGTCTTTATCTTTGTCTAATGCGCGTACATTATACTGTAAGGGCTTAGGTTCTACTTTAGGTTCATGGTTAGGTATAAGGTTAGGTTCTACTTTAGGTTCAACTTTAGGTGTCAAATTTTGATAGCTAATCTGATACCTTGTTTTATCACGTTGTCCTTTTCCGCCTGATTTGAATGTGATAAGACCCGCCTGAACTAATCTGTTACGTGCTGATTTCATTGAGTTGACCGACACTCCCACGTCAGATGATACCTTTGTATCACTACGCGTCCAGCTATCCACCCAGCCTAAACGATTCGCTGTTTTTAGCAAGTAAAAATAAAGCCTCGTTTCACAGCAGGTAAATTCCCAGTCTTCGTCAAGAGACCAAAACCAATTAATCAGTTCTATATAAGTCATATATCTTTCAAATAATGTCCATATCTACTACAGAAGTGTTTTATTATACCAAAAGGATATTACGATAGAAATAAAATAAGCTCTATATTTTCATTGTTTCTATTTGTGGAACTCGGAAACAACTACTCATACAGAGCTAAATTATATCTTTATCATACGAGAGTTCCACCAATCGCATTCATTATTTTCACGGTGTAAAGCTAATAAAAGTGAAGTAAAAACAATCACTTTATAACTATTATTTTTCCGTGATTAACTTTTTTTCTAATATCCTTTCCTTTGTAATGCCAAATCCTGCTTTGCAAATGATATTTGAGTACGTATGTTGTCTCCAGCGTGAACAAGAGTTCGATTTATGCGATCTAGCCATACGACCAACTGATTAGCAGTCACACTTTGAGCTGCAACGAACTTAATTGCAACAGTTGCCGGAACTCGTGACAAGAATTCCATGTGTTGAGAATATACGTTTGCTGTCACTTGGTCTTGATATGCCTTTGCATCCGCCAAAAGTTTCCCACTTCTTGCAAGGTAGACATTTATATCTGTCAGACGATCTACCAATTCTTTCGGGTTATCACTGGCTGTTATTTCAAGAAAAGACTGCATCTCTTCTATTTCCTGTATGATAGGAAGTAGAGGACAATCATCTATCTTACACGAGCCCATTCCGTCATTTTTAGGGCAGTATTTACAATTTATTTCCATGATAATTATAAATTAAGTTATTATTTTAAATCACAATATACGCTTAGAACCAGTTATCTAATGCTCAATTCATATAGAAGTCAAGAAAAAACAGATTGTCTTTCTCTGCCTCGTATTCATCTATATGAGAGCCACAAGATTTCAGTTCTGATACCTTATGCTTTAAATTTTCGTTTTCAGCTTGCAAGCGATAACATTCTGCTTTGCATTGGGCATATTCCGTAAATGCCTTCAGCATTGCCATGTAATGATTATAATCTATCTCTATCTTCATAACGATGTGTTTTTACTGTGATAATTACTCTAAACCTACCGCCCGAATTGACGGTAGGGCGTCATAAATGAGAACGTTGGTTAACCCCCATACGGCACTTACGCGTTTTATATGTGGCAAAATATTTCTTACAAAACCTGCCCTAATAATTACTTAGGGCAGGACACTTCCACGTGCTTCCATTGCTCTTAAATTCTATTCCCTAACCTTGTTTATTGAAAGTTCCGGGAACTTATTTCCTTTCACCTGCTCTGCCATTACATACATATAGCAGAAATCGGCTGCTTGCTTATAAGTTTCAAACTTGAAAACAACATTTGAACCCTTTTTTGAGACCTTGTATTTCATTGTATGAGTTTATATTGGTTTCATTATAGCTCCATTAAGACGATGTGTAGTTCTTATGTAATCATCAAGAAGCTCTTGTAATATGAAGTCCGGATAAACGTTCACAACACCGAAACGGTCTATGTTCACCTTATTTACCGGATACCCCCTTTTCCTACACAGACGTGTAGCGTCATTGCCGAGCTTCGAAATGTCACTTACATAAATGGGGAGCTTATGCCTCTGCACGTATGCAGACATAGTGGAACACCCATATTCACCAATAGCTTTTCGGGAAAGTTTTTTAACCTCATCTTCTAGCGCGCCTAACCTTAGTTCTGTAGATTTTAGCCTGTTTTCCTGTTCCACATTGGTTTTGGCCAGTTGAAGAATCAATTCTGCCTGGCTCATTTCAACGGTTGAATTCAAAATATGATCCATTGCTCTTAAATTTTAATGTTGTAAGTATCTTTTTTTTTACAGTGTAAAACTAGTAAATATTGACAAGTTGACCAAGAAATAAATATTAAAATAAATCCACTTGTACTTTATTTAACTTATTGATTGTCAATATATTACAAGCGTAAAACCTTAATTAAAACTTCATGTTACAAACGGATGCGGAACGGTTTATCGCTGTTCTTATATCGTTACGATAATCACGGTTCCAATCATTACGTCCCATGCGTGAACCGTAATAGGAACGGTAGTTTCTATAGTCACGATTGCCGTACTTCGATTTGTATTCGGCTGCACGCTTGGCGTTTTCTTCATTAATCTTTGCTGCTTCCTTAGCTTCAGCCCATGCTTTTTTAAGGCAGTAACTAAATGTAGCATTGAAGGTATGATTGAAAATGTAATGCGCTCTCTTCATTATGTCTGATAAATTGTAACGTTTCATATATTTAGGAGTTAATTGTTATTAGTTCTTTTATTTGATGTAAAGATACAAGTTATAGCTTGTTTTACCAAGTAAAACAACAAGGGAAATCTTATCTTTAACTTTATTTATGAAAGCTATAACTTGTTGCACAGGGAATATTACTACCTTTGCTATAAATATTAATCATTAATTATATGAGAATCAGAGAAGCCATAGAACAACAAGGAATGACTACACAAGATGTAGCTAAGAAAATGGGTATAACCCTAAGTGGGCTTAACCAGCATATATCAGGCAACCCTTCTATAAAGGTATTAACCAAAATAGCAGAAGCCATCAACGTCCCCATGTGGCAGCTATTCGCGTCCCCGGAAGAAGTGCAGCTTCCCTCAAACGTTCATTCTATCAAATGCCCACATTGCGGAAACGAGTTCCCAGTTAGCGTGAATGTTGAACTTAAAACCAAATAGTATGAAAGAGATCCTAATCATATTAATGTTTATTGTACCAGTCTTTGCAAGTGCGCAAGAATATAGCAATTTGACATCTAAAGACTCACTTAATATAAACATGGATTCTTCACAGGTTGTTGTTGATTCTATTGTGGAAGCCAATTTAAAAAAAGAGCAAATAACAGCTATTGGCGGAATACCTTTTGGAATTTCCAGAGAAAAAGCCCTACCTGTATTAAGAAACAAATATGGGGAAGAAGACTATCTTTCTGACAATAAGCACATAGTCTTTAAAAACATAAAATATGCAGGTGTAGATTTTAACTCTGTATATTTCCTTTTTCAATCAGACGGTATTAATAGCTATTTTAATGCTTGCATATTTATCCTAAATGCAAAAACGAAAAAAGAAGCCATTGACAAACAAGACGAAATGAGAGCTCTTTTATCTAAAAAATACAATTTATCTTCTTTTACAGATGATAACGGATTCAACTTATATGTTGGAGGTGTATCCCCATTATGGAACGGTAGTTGGAAATCATTTTTAGAAGGGAATTATACTGGTGCTGTTCATATAGACATTATAAATTATGACGAAGAATTAGCCCAAAATGCTGGATTTGAATATTCCGTCCGCATAATTTATGGTCCTTTCAATTACGTAAAAGAAGAATTTTGAGTCTAAATGCATTAGAAATGACCGTATGGATACTTTCTATTATCGTGTCTGTTATAGCCTTATTTATAAGCTGTACCGTAATGTATAGATGAATATAAGGGATGCGAATGCACCCCTTTATTATATCAACTAAGAATTAATAAGATTAATGATACCTTGCCTGCCAATTCCGGTAATCTTTCTATGGTAGATAATATGGCCATTGTCAGCAACCTCTTGCTTTATATCAAACCAGCCAAGGGTTGCGTATTTGGTATATGGAACCCATGTCTGATTAACCTTGTACTGCACACCAAGTTCTTTTAAACGGTTATTGAGTTCAATTGCCGATTTAAGCCCCAATTCTTTAGCAACTTCCGTACATGTATAGGTCTTATTTACATGGGTAAGAACAGCAACCTGTTTTTCGGCTTCAATACGTGCAGACCGTTCTTCTTTTAGCTTAGTGAGAAGTTCAATACCAAAATCCGGATTATTCAGTATCTGGTCTATAACGTTATCGGTAGCATAGATACCATGCTTTCGGATAGAAGGAAGAACTTCTCCACATACCCAATCTTGAAAAGGTTCTGCTTGTGGCTTGTCTGAACGCATAATAGCTTTGTATAGGTTAGATTCACTTACAAAAATAGCTTCTTGAGTTCTACCAAGCGAATCTATGACCTTAATCAAACTAACCCCATCCGGTTTCAGTCTATTCTTAGTGGATGTAATTTGCAGATCGAGTATCTTGCAAACATCCGCTAGACAAAATAAAGGTTTATCACTTGTTCCGGCTACACGAACTTCACCGAACGATTCATTCTTGAAAATCTGAATATTGTCCATAATAAAGTCTTTTCGTTCGAGGACGTACCGCACTTCTTCATGCGGAGATAAAAGGCGAAAGCCATGCAGGGGGTTGTGGCCTACACAGCTTTCTATATCTTAATCCTCTGATTAATTCTAAATTTAATAAGTACAACCCAATGCACTGCAAATATACGGATAATTTTCAAAAGTGACACTTAGAGAGCCATTTTTAAGAAAAAAAAGAGAGGTGCAAATACACCCCTCTTACGAAGATACAGCATAACTTCACAGTTTTCCGTATCTTGATGATACATAAAAAGCGTAAGTGCCAAAAACATTTACATCATTATTCTACAAGCTGAAAACAAAATGTCAAAGAGCGATTTATTTAAAATCAAGCATACATTATATGTCTTTCAAATAATTATCCACCACTTTAATAAACTCGTCTAATGACCGAACAACGATGTATTTGTTACCATTTGCCTCACATTCCTTTTGCCATTCTTTTTGGACCGGTCTTTGGTATTCTCCCGGCTTTTTCATTTCCACACACAAAGCTCCATAGAAACGATTGCTCTTAAGAAGTATCAGGTCTGCGACTCCGGGAAGCATACCTTCATCTTTCATATAAGCTCCGTTCCTTGCAGAACGTCTTGCCGCATTAGGAACAGCAAACAGCATATTTCTGAGATGGGGATATTTTAAACGGAAATATCTAACACAAGAACATTGTATTTTATGCTCTTCATTTTTGGGCTTACTACGGCTGCTTGCCACACAAGCCTTGGATTTCATCTCTTCGTATGTCATAATTATTATTTGTTTATGTAGTACGGCATTATTTAAATCCCAATTCTTTCATGTAGTCAATGTTTTCAGGAAATCCTTCTACCAATATAGGGCTGAGGAATATCTTATCACTTTTTAAATTTGATCCTCCCCATTCGGTGGGTGGACACTTTTCATATTCTTCTTTAGAAACTTCACTTACACAAAAATGTGTCTGAAAGCCATATCCTTGTACACTTACTCCTAAATAACCGAATTTACGTAATGCCCACTCAAAAGCAATATCTCTATAAAAGTAATGTTTGGAGAATACTGCTACATATATCTTATGTGTAAAATTCCCTGTTTCTGTCAAATCCGGATTACATCTGATACAGAAATATTTAATACGTGAAAGTATTTTTTTTGCAAAATTCTCATATTTTTCACAATCCTCTTTTGAAAGAAACTCCTCCCCATCATATGCGATGTAAACAGTCTTAGTAATTTCTTTTGTTTCCATGTTATTCTTTTAATTAAAGCCCCGAAGCGTATTCTCCGGGGCACAACCATTCTTTACTAACCCTTGCCATTTATGTGTGGCTCACATTTATGAGGGATAAGCAGGAGTCGAACCTACACAAGTATCGTCTGATTTCTCGCTTTCGTCCGTAGATTGGCTATCCTACGATCTTTAAACTACTCAACAAATGTATTACTCTCAGCTACGGTCTTGATGACTTCCATTTCTATGTACACTTGAAATTTCCATTCATTAGTCTTAGCACCCTATGACCATTTTATCCCATGTTCGCCAACTCTATCTTCACAGACCGAGCAGGCATAAAGTTTATAAGCAAATGAATCTATATCAAATCAGTCAACCCAAATTTAATTTTGATAACATCGATGATGGCTTTATACTGCTTCTCATAGATTGTGCCCGAATGGGTTTCTTCCACTCTCTTTTCAAACTCTTCAATACTCCCACGGAAGCATCCGCATGTTATTTCCACTTTGTTTTCTTTTGTCAGGTAGGCAGGGTGTGGCGGTTGGCAGAACCGAAACAGTCAAATCCGCAATGTTTATTATTGTTGTCTATCTCAGCATAGCCGTACACCCGAGCATTGCCGGACACCCGAGCATTGCCGGCCACCCGAGCATTGCCGGCCACCTCAGCATAGCCGTACACCCGAGCATAGCCGGACACCCAAGCATCGCCGGACACTCGAGCATCGCCGGACACCCAAGCATCGCCGGACACCTCAGCATTGCCGGACACCCAAGCATCGCTTTCTTGGTCTAAGTTCTCATCTTTCTCAACATATCCTCCCAAATCACCTTCCTTGGCATATTTGAAAGACTTTGTACACTTGATTTGGAATAACTTCACTCCAAAAGCATTGATTATAAAGTTATCTGTTAGCTCAAATTTCTTTTCCATATTCATTCAAAATTGAAATTATCCTCACCGTTAGGATCTTCGTCCGGCATATCATTACCGAAATCCATAGGAATGAACCAATCTGAAATAAACTCTTCCATATCAGTTAATTTTTAAGCATTAGGGAACTCAGATTTATCTTTCGCTTCGTATGGATAAACATCCATAATAGCAGTTTCCGCTACCGAAGCAATCACGTAGTCTGCCATTGTGCCTTTCATTCCTTTATCCAGTTTCTTGACTGCATCTCTCAAGTCGGCTGCTTGAACAAGAATGTTTGTGGATGTTTTCTTTTCCGCACCAGTTTTTTCATCCAATGTGATAAAGTATAACTTGCATTTAAAATACCTGTCAGCCGATTCTTCATCTGAGAAAAATATCTCAGAATAGTTGGCACGTTTTATGTCAGAAACAGTAAACTCACCGCTGATAAACGGTGTCATTTCCTCAATACATCTTCCTTCGCTTTCTGTAAAAGATAAAGAATCAAATAAATAGGGTTCCGTTACTTTTTTGTTCATGCCGTTTTCCATTACTTTTTCGTATCTAATCTTTACCTCAAACCATGTGTGCATCATAATCATTCCTCCTTTGTCTTATTACGTTCCTTAATCATTGCATCAGCTATCTGATAAGCTGCTTTAGCCTGTTTTTCAGAGTTGTAGTTTGTAATACTAACTTCTTTGGATGGGAAAAACAATGTTACAATTCTATTCCATAAAGTTCTTCTGCGTTTTGCTCCCATCATTATGCACTTCATTGCTTCAAGCGCAATATGATCGCGCGAAATATTCGATTCCATAATTTTATTGCTTTAATTGATTAATAACTTGTCTTTTGATTTTCTTGTACAGCTTCCCGACAAAACGTCCATGCTTCTCTGTTCCGTCATCGGGCAACTCGTTTTTATAAATATGAAGAAGTAACTGGATGAGAAGCACTTCTTGTTTTGTCAAAGTAAGTTTCATGATAATAACCTAAAGGAGCGATTCTATATCGCAAAGTTCAGCATATATCAACATCAGCCATACTATTATTTGTAACAGGATAGCCATATAATTATCACTGTCATTCTTATAAAACAATATCAAGAAAGATATTGCCATAATGATAAAGGCACTAATTCGTATAATCATTGTTTTAGATATGAAATTTGTTTTGTTCAATTTCAATCTCCATTACTGAAGTATATCGGATTTACATAACCACATAACATCAAAATGGCAAATCGTCCAAATTTTCATCCACTTGTGCGGTGGGTGCATTTACAGACGAAGAAGTGTTCTGAACCTCATAAGGCTTCATGTTACCTATATACGGAACAGCTTTTAGATCGTCCTCTGTCATACGTTCGCGAACTTCTTTGTCAAGCGACTGTCGTATGCTGTGCGTGTCACCATATTTACCGGGAGACTGGTTTTCCCAAGCAGTGGAGTCAATATACGCGCCTTTGGCTTTCAGGTTATCATCTGCCGATATGAAGATGTTATTGTCTTCAATAGGTATGAAAACACCTCTTTTTGTAGCTGTTGCACCTTTTACAGTTACAACGCAGGAGTTTTTAAATTTTAGTAAATTCAATTTTATGCTATAATTCATAACTTAGTATAAATTAAAGTTCTATCTTGTCAAAGTCAATGCTGTGTTCATTCATGAAGTCACCCAAGGCAATGATATTCTCACGAGTGGTGGTGACTTTGAAAGCTCTCGTTAACAGCTCAGGCTGTTGTACTTCGGGATGATTAATAAAAGGAGGCTGTTCGTTGGCTTTTTGTCCTGCCATGGCAAACGGATTGATCGGACGGGATTTGGCTTGTTCTATTTCAGCAGCTTTACGGGCTTCTTCAGCAGCCTTTCTTTCCCGCTCAGCCTTGATGCGCGCCTCTTCTGCTGCCTTGGCACGCTCACGCTGCTCCTTCAGACGGTTGGCATACTGAATGGTGGATGTGATGTTGAGCGTATCCATATAATAAGTACGAAGGACATCGAAATCCTCACCAAACCCCTTCAGCGTGGAAAGTTCGTTTTCGACTTTGGAGAATATGGAATCAATTTCGTTGCATACAGACTTCATGCTTGCGGATTTGTTGAGCCACTCAGACTTGAAAACCTTATTGAAGTCTACAAGGTTAACATTCAATCCATCAAAGTAAGTCTTGATAGTGGCTTTCTTCCTATCCTTGTATTGCTGTTCGTTTTGCTTGACTACCGTGTCAATCTTGGCAGAGCACTCGCCGATAAGTTTCACGGTTTCGGTTACAACGTCCTTGAACTCCCCGAAAGGTTTCATGAATTCTTTCTCAATTTCAAGACGTTTGGCATTGAGGGCTTTCGCCGCCTTGTTTAAAGCTGCCTTGTCTTTCTTTGCCTGATCGATATTCTCATCGTTATAATTGGAGATATCATACATTGGCAAAGCGGCTTTTACCATATCTCTGATTTGCTTTGCGTTGGTAGTAAGACTACCTAACGTCTTTTCACTCACGACCAGTTCTAGGTCGCTTTCTTGAATTGCTAATTGTGTGTTCATTGCTCTATATCGGCTATTTGGTTAATAATATCGTCTGCCATACGAATGCGTTTCTCCATTTCTGCAAAAAACTTTTCATCTGGTAGTATACGGACGATGTGAATAGGATCTTTTTGGAAAGGATTGTAAGCAACAAAATCCGTCCAGATTGCATTACAGCACATCATGTGAGCCATACACTGATAGAAGTATTCATACTTGACTTTGAGGAGCGAATCATTGTCATAAACTTCACTCTTATATTTCATAAATGTGTTCTGAGACGGACATTTTATCTCAATACATCCACGCTCCCCAGATTCTTCATCATAAAAGAACCCGTCAGGACTACTGGCAAAGTTGGGGATATTGGGGTGTTTACACGACCCCACTTCTACAATATGCCTTCCTGTTAACCTTGAATACAAATCACGTGCGCTTGCTTCCTGTTCTGTTCCGAATCTCATTGCTTTGCTCTCTACATTAACAGCAGACAAATACTCGGCAAATGCAATATCATCGTTTACAATCTCAGGATTCATAGCTCTTTCTGCCGCAACTTGGAAAATGTAATTCTTGGCAGTATCGCTGAACATGTCACTTCTGCCACTTTTCATAAGCAAGCCGATACTACTACCAGTAATGTTACCAAGGCGACATCTAAACCAGTCAAGTGACCTTTGTTCTGCATTTTCTATCATAACAACGTTTTTTGAATAGGTTTATCATTTGCTTTAGTTTGGGGCTGATTTACCGGCTGTTCTGCTTTTGGTTGTTCTTCAACTCCTGCGGCTTTTGCTGCGATTTCGGCAAGTTTATTAGCTTTTGCTGATTTATCAATAATTTCCTCATATTCTGCATCCTGAATATCTTCAACTTCTTCCTTGGTTAAGAATCCCATTGATATTTCAGGACAATAGGCGCGTTGCCAGAAAGCAGCCGCACGATAAGTAAGCATCAGATTTGGCATTGTAACCCATTTGCTCCCAGACTTTGTATACCACCCTTCTTTTATTGCCATTTCAATAGTTATCGGATCTGATTCAAGAACTTCTTTAGTAGAAAGTTCAGTGGCATAAGCAATACATTCAATATTATCCACATCAGTACCGTCAAACTCTTTTACAACGATTGTATTGCGTCTGTTTGTGGCATCCCACACTGTTTCATTGTATTTTACTTTACCAACCTTCCCCAGCGTTCTTTTCCGATATCTGAGTGAAGTATATCTGCCACTCATATTAATGGTAGCGATAAGGAACTTGCTTGACCATGACGGGTTTCCCTTGACAACGTAGAGATTCTGCATTATCATTAACGGATTAGCATTCATTCTCATTGCCATATCAAGCGCAATCACACAATTTCCTGTATTCCCTTTATAAGCTTCAGGAACAATTGTACTTTCAGTGTACATCTTAGCCATGCGCTGCATGACCTCAAACTGTTTCACGGTTTGTCCTACTGGTGTCATTGCAAACTCAGCCGCTTGTTTGGCCTGAATAATCTGTAATTCTGTAACTTGATTATTTTCTTCCATTGCTCTAATATTTAAAAGTTTAACAATATCTTGATAACCCCTGCGCTAAGCAAAGGCTGGTTCTTTCTTCTTCTAAGATTTTATCAGTATATCCTGACGAAAGCTTTGAAATGTGTAATTTTAAATTCTGATCAATCTGTCCTTTAACATCGGATATGTCTTCCTTGATAAGCTGAATAATTTCTTCCTTAGACGAATACCCGTATTCAGGAAGATATTCAAGTTTACATGATTCAACTTTTTTCAGTTCTTCTTCCAATTGATATAGTTCATCATACATTCTGTTCTCTTTTATAGGTTTCATAAACAATGCCTACAGCAGCCAACAATTCTTTCATTCTTGAATTTTTCTGTTCCACGGCATCATACATGGATGCTTTAAATTGAACTTCAACAGTATAATTGGCAAGTTCTTCGTGACTCATAGCCAACAGTTCTTCTTTTGTTTTCATTGCTCTTATGTGCATTTAGTTATACATATTTTACTTTTAGTATTACATCTACCGGATTATCCTTCATTGAAGAAAAAGCGTCAAGTACCTTTTCCTTAATAATCCTAATCGGAATGTCTATAATTCTTTCCTCTACAACTGAAACAGGAATCTTACTACCATTATAATGTCAACAATGTAATTGATTGAATTACATACGGACGTTTTTTATTCATCTTCATGTTCTAATCTTTTACTGTGCTTCTCTATATATATTGAAGAACAAGAAAAAATAAAAAATGAAATCCAAAACCAAACATTATCAGGATTGGCAAGTAATATTACCATAATCAATGATAAAGCCCAAATAGTTAAAATTGGTGTTCTTTTCAT